GATGTATTAAATGTAGGCACACCAAGTGATAATGGAGTAACAACTTCAAGTATTGCTGCTAATGCAGTAACAGCGGCAAAGTTTAATGCAGATGTAATATCAGGTCAAACAGCTTTAGGGGCTGAACCTGCAGATACTGATGAATTTTTAGTATCTGATGCAGGTGTTTTAAAAAGAGTAGACTATTCATACATTAAAGGTGGTGGTATAACTGAAGCTGATATGTATAGAATGACCGCAAATTTGAGTTCAAATGCTGACCCAATAAGTGCAAATTTAGAAAGAGTTGATGATGCAACTTTTGGAAAAATAGGAACAGGAGTAACAGAAAGTTCAGGTACTTTTTCTTTTGCATCAACAGGATTATATTTAGTATCTTTTCACTATGAGATACAGTTCGTTGGTACTGATTCTTGGCAAATTGGAATTGATGGCTCATCAGATAATTTTTCAAGTGAAGATATACTTGCAAGGCACGTTAATTATTCACCATCTAGTATGGCAAATAATGAGAATCATCATTCTATGCAATGTTTTTTTAATTGTACAGATACTTCAACACATAAAATTCAATTTAGTTGTTCAAGTATAAGTAACGTAGTATTCAGAGGTGATACTAATTACAATAAAACTTATTTTACGTTTATCAGATTAGGAGATAGTGTTTAATGGCAAGAGATTATTTACAAGATGCTTTAAATACATTCAATGGTGGCGATTGGTATGGTTGGAAAAAATATGATGATGATGGCAATAAAATACCTAATAATCAACGAATGTGTTATGAGTGTATAAAAATTATTAAAGAAGGTGCAACGATGCCAAGTGAAACTGATGTTAATGCAAAGATACAAGAGTTAAAAGATGCAGAAACAACAGCAGAAAATAAAAAAGCATCAGGCAAACAAAAGTTAAAAGATCTTGGATTAGATGATGATGAGATAAAAGCATTAATGGGGGCGTAGTATGTCAATAGTAGTTTGTAATAATAACTCATTGTCAGCGATTACAAGTATACCCGCAGGTATCTCTGGTGGTTCTTTAAATTTATTATCTACACAAACCGCTAGTAGTTCATCAACAGTAAGTTTTACTTCAGGAATAGATTCTACTTATAAAGAATATATATTTAAGTTTTATGACATACATCCTGGAAATAATGATAGTAATAATAGACTTTCATTTCAAGGTGATACTGGAACAAATACTAACTATAATCAAACAATAACATCAACTCATTTTAGAGCATATAATACTGAAGATGGTTCAGGTCAAGGAGTAGGATATAGAACAGCAACAGATTTAGCAAATGCAACTTCATTTCAACCATTAGGAGAAGGTGTTGGTGGTGGTGTTGCTGATGAAAGCACAGCAGGATTTTTACATATTTTTGATCCGTCATCATCTACTTTTATAAAGCATTTTATTGCAAGGACTCACATATATTCAGATAATGATGAGTCTATTGATAGTTTTGTAACTGGCTACTTTAATACAACAACTGCTTTAACAAGATTTCAATTTAAGTTTACTTATGGTAACATAGATTCAGGGACAATAAAATTGTATGGCGTTAGTTAAATATAATAATAATAGTATAACTAATGTTACAGCATTAGGCGGTATAGCTAGTGGTTCTATGGCACTTATTAAAACTATAACAGCTAGTTCTGATTCAACAATATCATTTGTACATGGAAGTTCAGATGTTGTCTTAGATAGTACATATCCTATTTATTTATTTAAACTTATTAATATTCATCCAGCAACAGATAGTGTTCATTTGCAAGTAAATTTTAGAGATGGTGGTTCAAGCTATGATGCTACTAAAACTACAACTTCTTTTGCAGCATATCATCAGGAAGATGGTGGTGATGCCTCATTATTTTATTCAACATCTAGAGATTTAGCACAAAGTACAGGAGTACAAAGATTAGTTGATTCCCTTGGTAATGCTAATGATGAATGCACAAGTGGATATTTATTTTTATTCGATCCCTCATCAACGACTTTTGTAAAACATTTTTATGGTGAATTTAGTCAAACAACACACCATGCACAATGCTGGAGACATAATGTTGGTGGATATTGTAATACAACAACAGCTATTGATGGTGTTCAATTTAGCATGTCATCAGGAAATATAGATGCAGGCACAATAAAACTTTATGGAGTTAGTGATAGTTAATGAGTATTGTTACATTAAATAATAGAGCACTTAGATCAGCAACAGCAGTTGGAAGCACTACATCTTTAGGAAGTTTAACATTTATTAAAAAATTAACAGCTTCTAGTTCTTCTACTTTATCTTTTGTTGATGGATCTAGTTCAGTTGTTTTAGATAATACTTATAAAGAATATCTATTTACTTTTAAAAATATTCACGCAGCAACAGATAACAGTGAGTTTTCATATGCTTTTAGTGCAGATACAGGTTCTAGTTATGATTCTGTATCAAAAACAACAAGTTACTTTAGAAGTTATCATTATGAAAATGCTAGTGATGCTTCATTAGATTATAGAACACCACAAGATACATCAGAAGGTACAGGAAAACGACCATTATCAGAGGGTCAAGGAAATGCTAATGACGAAAGTTTATCAGGTTTTTTGCATTTATTCAATCCTTCATCAACGACTTTTGTAAAACATTTTGTTGCTGTAACAAATTTTTCAGGAAGATTTGATTATACAATGGATTGCTACACATCTGGCTATGTAAATACAACTAATGCAATAGATGCAGTACAATTTTCTATGGACTCAGGTAATATAGATGCTGGAGATATTTGTTTATACGGACTTAATTAAGGAGAAATAATGCCAAGATATCATAACATAAATGGAAACATAGTACAGTTTACAGCAGAAGAAGAAGCTGCTAGAGATGCTGAAGAGAAAGCATGGGAAGATGGTGCTCTTGCTAGAGCACAAGCTGATCTTAGATCTAAAAGAAATAGACTATTAGCTGAAACAGATTTTTATGCTTTATCTGATGTTACTATGTCAGACGACATGAAAACATACAGACAGGAATTAAGGGACCTGCCTGCAGATAAAGACACTGTTGAAAAATGTAACAACGCTACATTTCCAACTAAACCATAATTACAATGGCTCGTGTTAATTTTAAAAATTTTACACCACGACCAAAACCAAAAAAAAGACCTAGACGACATAAAAAAAATTTAAATAAAGATGAAAAAAGAATGACAAAAAAATATAGAAGACAGGGGAGATAATGGCAGAAACAACAGACGCACCAAATACTACGACATTACCTGAAGCGGCTCTTCAGCCGACAATGACGGAACAGGATAAAAGTCGTAAGGTAATATCAGTTATTGATACATTACTTACAACACCTACTGCTCCAACAGGAACTGTAGTAACACCAACTTTACAAGCTGTACAAACTGGTGAAACTATGGCTACTCCAGGTTTAACTGGCACAGTCGTAGCACCTACGCCAACAGCTGGAACTACACCAACAATATCACCTGTAACAGGACCTACAGCTACACAGACAGCAGCACAAACAGCTGCATCACCTGCTACTATGACAGCAGCACAAGTTGCAGGAACTACTCCTACAATGACAGCTGCACAAGCAACAGGACTAACAGCACCAGCAGTTGCAGCTACAGGTACTATTGATAGTGATGCAACAGTTAGAGGTCAGCTGGCAAAAATTAACACAGATATTCAAACATCATTAGATACTGGATCTGCATTACCAGCATACCTAAGAGGTGTTGCAAAAGCCACACAGACTGCTATGTCACAACGTGGACTAAGTTCTAGTAGTATGATGGCTGAAGCATTAGCAGATGGTTTATTAACAGCTTCTATTCCTATAGCACAGGCAGACGCTGAGACATATAAACAAATGATATTTCAAAATCTTAATAATAGACAGCAAGCTGCTATAACAAATGCTAATAGTTATTTTCAAATGGATATGCAGAATTTGTCTAATAGACAACAAGCATCATTACAAAATTTAAATGTTAGACAAGCATTCTTATTATCAGATCAAGCTGCATCTAATGCTGCAAGACAGTTTAATGCAACTAGTGAGAATCAAGTAAATCAATTTTATTCTAATCTATCAGCACAAATAAATGAACAGAACGCTGCAAGATCAGATGCCATGAATCAATTTGCACTAGCAGAAAATAATAAAATATCTGCTATCAATTCACAAAATCAAATAGCTGTTGAAAAAGCTAATGCAGATAGAGCACAAGTATTAAATCAATTTAATGCAACTGTAGAAAATCAAAGACAGCAGTTTAATCAACAAAATCAAAGAGTAATAGACCAATCAAATGTTGAATGGAGAAGAACAATTAATACAGCTAATACAACAATAACTAATGCTGCTAACCAACTAAATGCTCAAAACCTTTTAAATCTATCTAACTTTGCATTATCAGCTTTATGGCAAGGATGGAGAGATGAAGCTGCTTGGGTAAATTCGTCTTCAGAAAATGCAGAAAGCAGAGCACATAATATAGCAATAGCTGCACTAGAAAGAACTACATCATTAGATTTATCAGATGCTAATAAAACTTCAGCATTGTATCAGATGTTAGGAAAATTTGGTATAGGTGTAACAGATAAGGTAATAGATAAAATATTAGAATAATATATTAGGAGGATAATAAATGTCATTTTTTAGCAGGATAGGAGACTTAGCATCATCAGCATATGAAGGTGTTACAAGTTTTTTTCAAAGCGATACAGCCCAAACTATAGCTAGTGGTGCAAGAGACGTTCTTGATGTAATGAAAGGTGGAACAGCAAGTCTTGAAAATTTTAAACCGCAAGGATTAGTATCTACTAGAGCAGACTTTGGATCACTTAGATCTAGAGGAACATCTAGATCAAAAGCAGGTACACCATCATTTTCAGATGTAGGTGAAGCTACTTATTATAAATATGCACAACTACAAAATACTATTAGATATTTATATGGAACTAAATCTAGGTATAAAAGTATAGCAAAGGATAGATAATAATGGAACTAGAAAAATTAATAGAAAAATTTAAAAACGAACAATTACAAGAACCTACAGAATATGTAGAACCATCTGATAATCCATTTGATGCTCCTATACCTGGTCAATCATTGACAGATGAACCTGGTAATTATCCTTGGGAACATCCACCACAAAGACCAACTGTTGAAGAAGCATTAGATGAAATATATGAATCTTTAATGCAAGAAGATAATATGAAAAGAATGTTTACTCTTTTAAGAATGGGTATACCAGTTGAAGCGTTAGTTAAAGTAATTACATTTTCAGGATTTTTAGAAGGTAAATATACAGTAGATGTTGCTAAATTGTTAGAGCCTATAGTTTCTATGATAATAACTGGAGAAGCTGCACTAGCAGAGATACCAGCTAAAATAAATTTAGATGATGGTGAAGATACTAATTTTTATAAAGAGATGGCTGATAGAAAGTTTGATATGAAATTAGATGAAGAAGAAAAAAATAAACAAATGGAAATGCCTATGGAAGTACCAGCAAATGTAGCAGGTCTAATGGCAAGAGGAGAATAGAATGGGTATATTTAAAGATTTTGCAACAAGTGGTTATGGTGATTTTACTATTGGTGCACTAGATGGATTAGCAGAAGTAGGTGCAAGAGATGCAAGAAGAAATGAATTATTTGCACGAGACTCATTAAACAAAGAAAATAAAGCATTTGCAGAAACAGAATTAGCTTTTAAAAATAAAAAAGAAATAACTAATATAATAGCAAATAACCCATTTGCTTTTGGTATTACAGCAACTGCTGATTTAAATGCTAATCAGATAGCTGATAGATTAACTAATAGAATATTTAATGAACAAAGAAGTATATTTGAATCTAATGATTTTAATAAAGTTAAACAAGGTGTTGCAAAATATTTAACTAGCCCAGGCACTCTAGGGCAAGGTATAGAATTATCAAGTCCTTATATACCATCTGAAGATTTATTTAAAGTAGAGCAAGAAAAACATTCAGCTAAATTATCTGCTATAAGTAAAACACCTAAAGTAGATAAATTATTAATGAATGTACAAAGGGCAGAAGAAAATGTAGTTAGTCCTGAAGCATTAACAGATTCATTAACTAAAGTAGCTGGCATAACTGCAAAAGGTTATGGTATATTAAATACATTCCCAGGCACAGCACAAGGTAATACTAATTTAAAATTTATGCAAACTAATATAATAGTTGCAAATGCTAAAGCACAGTTTCCAAATGATGCAGGTAAAAGATCACAATTTATAGAGAAAAAATTATTTGATAATAATATTAATCCATTAGATGCAATAAACTTTCAAAGTCCTGTAACATTTAAATCAATAACAAAAGTATTAGATGCACAAGGTAACGCATTAGCTAGTAAGATAGCAGAAAATACAAATGCTATGGCAGCAGCTGAAACTGATGAACAAAGAGTACAAATACAAAATCAAACTAATCAGCTTATAATGCAACAATATGCATTGATAAATACATATTCAGGATCTGCTGGATTTGCTTTAGCTGGTAAAGATGCAGATAAAGTAGGTGTTACACCACAACCAGTAATACCACCAGTAGAAGAAAAACCAGCTGAACAAGAACAAACTCCAGGATTATTTAAAAGAGAGACAAAACCAAGAAGACCATTAAAAGAAGTTTTACCTGATTTTAGAGGTGATGAACCTGAAGATACAGGACTAGATGCATTCCAAGCTAGCACTGGTCAGCAAGTTTCATTAGCAAGCACAGATGAATTTACCAAACAAATTATAAAAGATGAGGGTAAACCTTTTTTAAAAGCAACTAAAGTTTTTGATGATGAGAAAAACTTTACAATAGGTTATGGTAGAAATAATGCTAATGTTAAAGAAGGTGATACAATAACTCAAGAACAAGCAGAAAAATTTTTATCTGAAGACATTGAAGTTAGACTTGAAGAGATACAAGATTTAATACCTAATTTTCCTAATCTTTCAAAACCATTACAGATAGCTTTATTTTCTGAATACTACAGAGGTTCTGTAAGACAATCACCTAAAACAGTTGCATTAATTAATCAAGGTAAATATCAAGAAGCAGCAGCTGAATTTCTAAATAACGATGAATATAGAAATGCAGTACAGAGAAAACGAAGAGGTATTAGAAATAGAATGGTAAGAGTATTTAATCTATTATCTCGTGAAGGCACAGCAAAAGAACCAGCAGTATAATAAATGGATATACAAACCTTAAATCAGGAGGAGTTTGATAATCTTCATCCTTCGATGAAGGACTATCTTATTGCAGGTACGGATCTTAATCCGTATGGCAGTAATATAGTTACAGAGAAGAACTTCTTTAATATGAATCTATTCTCTGCAGATCCATATAGTTTAGATCCTAATTTATCTGAAAGAACAGAAAAAGCTAGAGCAGATATTAATTATGCTAAAGAAGGATTTAAAACAGGATTATCACATGGTGCAGAACTAATTGCAAGTATACCTGGTGGACTTGATAGATTTTATGATTGGGGCAGAAAGACATTAGGCTTTGAACCTACAACAGATAGTATATTTGATCATGCAGAACAATATTTAAAAGATGTTGCACATGATATTGGTCCAGAATTTAAAAGAGATTTTATAAGACCAGAAGGATTTGTAGATAATTTTTGGTATGGTTTAGGTCAAGCAATACCTACCATAGCAACTTATATACCTTTTATTAGAGCAACAGCAATGGCTGGTAAAGGATTACAAACTTTACAAGGTGTAGGTAGAACAGCTAGAGCATTAAGAGGAACTGGTAGATTTTTATCTGCTGGTAGTTCTTTACCTGCAGGTATAGCAATTACTGATATGACTCGTGAGATAGACGATGGTAAATTAGGTGATATAGCTATTGCAGGTGCTTATGGTTATGGTACAGGTAAAATATTAAATATAGCTAACAAATTAAATATTATTCCTAGGATGGCTGGTTTAGGTGCATTCGGATATTTAAGTGCAGGATGGGAAGTAGATCACGATGAAAGATTAGCAGCAGCAGCTGTATGGGGTGTATTAGGTGTAATGGGTCCATTAGCTGAAGGTAAACCTATTAGACGACAGTTATCAGAGGTAGAGATACAGACTAAACAGTTAATGGGTTTAATGGAAAAACCTAAAATGTTATCAGATGCTATCGCACAAAAAACATTAGAGATAAAAGAAGCTAATAGATCTTTAAGAGACTCTGAGATAACAGGTAAAGAATATGCTAAATCAAAAGAAAACATAGATAAATTAGAAAAAGAATTAATATCATTAGAAAAAGCACAAGCTACAAATAGAGAAGATCCTGCTAGAAGTATATTAGCTGAGAATATGTTTAGAAATGAAGTAATTATTAGAGAACATAAAAACATAATAAAAGAATCTGAGCAAGCAATTAAATTTGAAGAAAAAAATGCTAAGAGAGTTGAAGAAGGTAAAGAACCATTAGAGACTCCTGAAAAATTCAGAGATAAGATTATGTCAAAAGAACAAGTTGATAATCATAATAAATTTATTAGAGATTTAGAAGCAGAAAATGTTGCATATGGTAAAATAGTTTGGACAAATAATAATTATAATAAAGCTATTTTTGGATTTGATAGAAGACCAACTGAATTATTTAAACAAGATATGTATAATAAGGATGGTACTGCTAAATATAAGGATATGAAAGATCAAGTATTTCCTGATTTTTTACAGTTTAAAGAAGGTCAACAAACAACTGGTGCTTCAATGCTAATACCAAATAAATTTATAGATCATCCAGTTGTAAAATATGTTAATGATCAGAT